CTGAGGTAGCAACAAAATGGGCGCAACATGTTCATGATGAGAATGGTCCTCTTAAGGTCTTGTTTTCTTTGAAGAAATCTGGTAAGATTGATGCTATGAAAGCAGATGAGATTCGTCGCATGTTTATCCAAAACGTTGGTAACTACATGAAGATGATGGGTGAAGCATACCAAAAAATCTATGTGGATGGTGATGGCATACTTCCAAAGTATGAAGCGTTTCCTGAGTTTGCTGGTGAGACCAAAATGATTAGAATGTATTGATGTTCGATATTCTGACTGGTAATTGTCAAGAGGTTCTCTCCACTTATGGGGAGAACTTTTTTCATTCGTGTATTACTGACCCACCATATGGTATGGGTATGGATCACTGGGATCATTCTGTTCCCGATGTAAACATCTGGCGTGAAGTATATCGTACACTTCGCCCAGGTGCTTTTTGTCTTGCATTCTGTTCACCTGAACTATATCATCGCTTGGCATGTAACGTAGAAGATGCTGGTTTTGTTATTAAGGATCAGATCATGTGGATGACTACAACTAAGATGGCAAAGTATAATAGATTGAAACCTGCTCATGAACCGATTGTAGTTGGTCAGAAACCATATGAGGGTTCATTGAAAGATAATCATGAGAAATGGGGTTGTGGATTGATAGATACCGACAATACTCGCGTGCCTTGGGAGAAAGAACCACCCAAAGGTTGGGTGGCACAAGGATCAAAACGTCGTACATTTGGACGTGCTGGAATAACAACGGGCACAGCAAAAGATTACGGTACAACTGATGCTAACCCAGCAGGACGTTACCCGATGAATATCATCGGAGAGGTTAATAAGGATGAGCAAAAGTATTTTTATGCTCCTCGTGCTACTAGAAAAGAAAAGGGAGAGAATAATGATCATCCCACAGTCAAACCAATAGCATTGATGGAGTATCTTATCAAGATCTATTCTCCCGAAGGATCTACTGTCCTTGATCCTTTTTGTGGTAGTGGTAGCACTGGAGTCGCAGCAATTCAACAATATAGAAAGTTTGTTGGGATAGATTTGGATGAGCATTATACTGACATAACAAGACAAAGGTGTGAAGAGGTTTCCAATCCACTCCTGAGTTCAGTAACTGTCCCCCCTAAAGTGTCCCTGTAATGTAAGAGGGCAGACACGATAAGAGAGACCTCAACCGCAGGTCTCCGCCCTCACCCACTCACTTCTTCATCATGGGCACTCGTTCACGCATCGGTATTCAACTCAGTGACAATTCTATTCTTTCTGTTTATCATCACTGGGATGGTTATCCTCAGTGGTTGGGTCGGATTCTTAAGACGCACTACAATACAAAGGAGAAAGTAACAGACCTGATTGATGGTGGTGATATGTCAGTTTGTTGGACAAAAGATCGCTGGACTGGTAAGAAAATTGCAAAATATGTGATTGAGAATGTTGAAGTTGAGGAATATGGTCCTCAATACTATGCACAACGCGGTGAAGATTGTCCCCCTCGTTTGGATGATAGTATCTTTAAGTATCTTGACAAAGACAACAACGAGGAGTATGCTTACATCTGGTCTGTAAATAACGAATGGAAGTGTGTAGACATGCACTCATTTGATGATTCCAAAAGTCCTGAGTTTGTTAAAATCCCTGATGGAGCACTTGCCGTATGATTGATTTTACTGATATTGAATTGCTTCAACTTCAATTTTGTATGAAAGAAACAAAGAAGTTGATGATGCACCCATCTGAACATGAACGTCATGCTTCTATCACTCAAAAAGTTGAGAATGAGATGGAGAAACGTAAAAGAGAAACAGGCGCATATACGCCTGAAAATGTCATCAAACAACTGGAGGAATTGTTAAATGATCGACTACAATGATGAAAGCAGACAAATTAAAGTTGACAAAATGATTGATGATTTCATTGCTGAGTGTGAAGAAGAGGCAGCAAAACTAGAAATTACCGTAGACTATTATATTGCTGAGTTCACATGAATCTGCCTGATGGATTCCCACACAAACCACCTCAAGGATATTCCTATGAAGTTAAAGAACACAAGCGAAACATGGTTAGTATTTGGTTACGTAACCATACTATTTTTTCATATACATCTGATCCTGTCCGCACAATCTGGGGTTTCTACAATACAAAGAAGGGATGCTATCACGCGCCTATTAACTCCACCAAGCATGGAGATCAGGTAGACATTGGAGACACCCGTGATTATACTGCTATGCAACTCAACCTAAATCCATTGATGCGGGCATTTCTATGAAGTACATTCCTCAGGTTGATGATTATGTTCGATGGAAATCAGATCACGTAAATGTTGAGGGTTGGGTATATTTTTATGATGAAAAGTATATTACAATAGAGACTGGTATCAAACCAAAACCTAATTGTCAATATACAAAGAATGAAAGACACAAATATATTCATACACTGCTACTTTGTTTCCCACATCAATGGAAAGAATTAGAATATGTTCATACGAGGAAGAATAAGTATGCTAAAACTTTGGCAGATATGGAAGTATTCATTAGGGAGTTTTAGTGATGACAAAACAAAACCTTACGATAATTATGTTGCTATCATTCGCAGCATCATATTTGTCAGTCTGCTCACTACTAATTTTTTTATTGTTTCAGGAGTAATTCGTCATTGGAATGATGTACCAAGTGAACTATCTAAAACCCAAGAAAAAGGGTTATGCAAAGCACACAGCAACATTCATGAAAATTGATGATGCTGTATTCTGGGAGAAAGTAATGACTGAGCAGGGATGCACTGACTTTCAAATCTTGGTTAAGTAAACTGTCCCCCCTAAAGTGTCACTACAATGTAAGCACAACCACATGGATCACTACCTCAACGAACAACAAGTAGAAGAACTTGTCAACTTTGATTATGTTGAACAAGACCTCGCAGATTTAGTTGATGATGAACAAAAATTCAACATCAATGATTACCTCAACTCCAACATCGATTACTGAAATGAAACCTGCCGAAGTTCTCTATCAAATGCGCGAGATGCGTGACACCTGGCGCGAGCAAGATTTCCGCTTCACTAATGATCAACAGGCAAAATATGATGATCTGAAAGCACATCGGCAAGAGCGGATCAAATACTTCTATGACAACAATCTTGTTCAGAAAGGTCCTAAAGTGACCAAGAAAGTAGAAGTAGAACAAGAGGAGGAATAAATAACTGAAAAGTGTAAGTAAGAGATGAAAACCTTTCGGGAGTTTATTACTGAAGTCTATGACAAAGATGTCATGGGATCCTCTCAGATTCGCCGTCAAGGTGAAGGTGGGAGGGTTGGTGCTGAACGTAAGAAAACTAAACCCGAAATGCGCCGCATGAAACCAATCGGAGGGGGCAAGACTGCTCCCTCTGATTATAAATCTAGAAAGGACATTGGCACACAACGTCCACGCTCTGCTAAAGAACAACAACCCACAAAAGAGAGAGGTTCTGCTGCATTATCTGCTAAGGAAGCACAACGCAAAGCATATAAAGAGAGAAAAGCAAGAGAAGCAGGAGCAAAAACACAGACTGCTTCACAACTACTGACGAAGAAAGCACCCGAAAAGAAAACAAATCCCAATTACAAAGGCGATGCCAATGTAAGAACAACCAAGGGTGCCTACACTAAGGATGAGAAGAAGCAAATTCGCCGTGCAGGTGAGAGATTGGTGAAAGATATTCAGAAGAAGAGAGAGAAACCTGCCAGCAACTACAATGTAAACTTAAAGAAGTAGTGCTGGACAAATAGAACTGTCCCCCCTAAAATGATGTAGTAGTGAGTGACCAACCTTTGATGATCCAACTTCGTCCCCATCAACAACAGGCAGTTAATGCTATGTGGGATAATGACCGGGGTCAGATCATTGTGCCTACTGGTGGTGGCAAAACCATCTGTATGATTGATGACACTAAGACCATGATGGAGATGGGTATTCAATACGGCAAAACATTTGTTGTTGTTGCTCCCCGTATTCTCCTGGCAGAACAACTGTGCTCTGAGTTTCTTGAGTTGATTGATACAACTCATACTCATATCATGCACGTTCATAGTGGTGAGACGCAACATTTTAGCACCACTAAATCTGATAGCATCCACATGTTTGCCAACACTGCGCGAACTGCTGGTGAGAATGTTATCATCTTCACCACATATCATTCGCTTCATCGTGTTATGGAAGCAGACATTGAGGTGAATACAATATACTTTGACGAAGCACATAATAGTGTGCAGCGTAACTTCTTTTCTGCCACCGAGTTCTTCTCTACTGATGCTGATCGCTGCTACTTTTTTACTGCTACTCCTAAGCATAGTCTTACAGTATTCAAACCAGGAATGAATGATCCTGAAGTATATGGTCAGGTGATTTGTAATGTCCCTGCTCCTAAACTTGTTGAGCAAGGTTATATTCTCCCACCTAAAGTTGTGGTCAAGAATCTACCTACTGGTGATGCTAAGTTGACTGATTGTGAGAACTTGCTGCATACCATTGATGAACAACCACTGGACAAAATTCTCATTGCTGCTAGATCTACCAAGCAAATCATGCGCTTGGTTGCACAATCTAATTTTTGTGAAGAGGTAGAATCTCGTGGATATTCATGGATGCACATTACTGCTAAGCATGGCGCAATCATTGATGGTGTGAAAGTCAACCGTGAATGTTTCTTCGAGACTCTCAACAAATGGGGACAAGATCCTGACAAAAAGTTTATTGTCATGCACCACAGTATTCTGTCTGAGGGTATGAATGTCAAGGGACTTGAGGCAGTATTCTTCATGCGGAACATGGACTTTATTGGCATCAGTCAGTCTATCGGTCGTGTGATTCG